GTATCAAAATGGTGTGTTACGCATTCCGATGAAATCGCTAACACCATAAGGGAGTAACTAAAAAATGGCAATAAATCAAGCAGTCTGTGCTTCATTTAAAAAACAGTTATTAGAAGGCGATCATGATATTGATAACGATACAATCAATCTTGCTCTGTACACAAACTCTGTAACTTTAAATGGAAACACAACAGCCTATTCCGCAACAAACGAAGTAGGCGCATCAGGAACATACGCAGCAGGTGGTATAACTTTAACAAGTCCAACTATTGGCTTAACAGCAACTAGCGCAACAGCTTCAACAGCATTTGTTGATTTTGCAAACGCAAGTTTTACATCAGCAACAATATCTGCTCAAGCAGCTTTGATCTATAATAGATCATCAACTGCTACTAACGCAGCTATTTGTGTTCTTGATTTTGGAAGTGTAAAGACATCAACAAACGGTACATTCACAATCGCATTCCCAACTAATGATGCTTCAAGTGCTATATTAAGATTATCTTAATTTAGAGGAGCATTACCATGGCAGATGCTTGGGGTGAAAATAATTGGGGCGAAGGCTTTTGGGGCCAACAAAGCTCGATCACAGTATCTGTTACTGGGTTATCGACTACAACAGCATTAGGCACGGAAAGTGTCGTAGCTGATTGTTTAGTCACATTAGATTCATTACAAGTATCTTCTGCTTTAGGCACTGCGATAGGTGAACCTGAGAACGTCTTTTTTCCAACAGGTGTTTCATTTGAAACACAATTATCGGGAGTCACAGTAGGTGAAGGAGCGGGCGTTGTTCTCGGAAGTTTATCCACATCATTTGGTTTAGGCACGGAAGTAGCAGACGGAACCGTTGATGCAGGTTGGGGAAGAAATACTTGGGGTTCTTTCGCATGGAATGAGAATATAGAATTTATTACTAACGTCACAAGTGTGACGATGTCCATGGACTTAGGCACTCCTACAATTGAAGTAGGTTCAGGTGTCATAGTTTCTGTAACAGGCTTAGAGATGACAAGTGCTCTAGGTGATACAACTGAAACAGGAACATCTCTTGTTACTTTAGATAGTCAATTAGTAAGCGTAGCTTTATCAGGAGCGACTGTTTCTGGTGAAGGAAGTGTTGCAGTTATTGCACCTTCCGATCAATTAGATTTTGCTATTGGAACTCCTGTAATTGATATCTATACTCAAGTAGATCCTGTTCCAGTCACTATGACTTCTGCTCTTGGAACTTCTACTGTAGAGGCAGATGCTCTTGTACAACCTACAGGAGTTTCAATGACTTCTGCTTTAGGTACGGAAACAGTAGAGGTAGGAACGGGTGTAATTGTAAGTGTTTCCACAGTTGCCATGAGTTTTGCTGCGGGAACAGCAACGGCTACAGGTAGTGCTACAGTGAATTTAACAGGACTTGATTTATCAATAGTCACAGGAAATCCGTTTGCCACACCTTGGGCAAATGTAGTAACAGGCGCAAGTAATACATGGACAGAGGTAGATGCAGCATAACTTAGAAGAATTTAAAATATCAAATGAGGTAGTCGATGATTTATTAACTACGCTTGAAATATTTAAAGAAAAAAATCTTGCTGAAGCAGCAAAATGTACTAAAAAAGGTTTTCAAACTGTGAACATATTAAACTTTGAAACACCGAAAGAAATATCTTTTAGAATATTAAAAGAAATTAATAAAGACCTGACCTTATTTCACATGCATTTAATTCACTATTTTAATGGAGGAGAACAAATCTCTCATGATCACAGTGCTACAGAGGATTATTCTTTTATTCTTTATTTGAATGATTCTGATGGAAATACCGTTTTTGAAAATATTGGTGAAATTACACCAAAAAAAGGTAAATTGATTTTTTTTAAAAGCGATATTTCTCATTTGGGAAAACCTAGTTTTAATGAAAAAAAGATAGCAGTAGGTGCTTTAAAAAGTGTTGCTTCAATAACAAAAAAAGATATATTTTAGAGAGGTAAAAACATGGCAAGTACATTTTCAGATAGACTTAAACTAGAACTCATGGAAACAGGCGCAAACGCCAATACATGGGGCACAAGAACTAATAATAATTTAGACGTTTTAGATGCTTTTGGTGCAGGTTATATATCTAAATCTGTAGCGGGTTCAAGTAATATTACTTTAACAACAGGTAATGCAGACGCAACAGCAGAATCAGCAAATAAAGTTATTGAGTTAGCTTGTGCTTTAACTGGAGATATAGTTGTTTTTGTTCCTGCTGTTGAAAGTGAATATGTTTTCTTTAATAATACAACAGGTTCACAAACTCTAACTATAGCAGCGACCGGGCATACAGCAAATGGTATTGCAATCGCTCAAGGTGCCTACTCACATGTTTATAATGACGGTTCTGCTAATTTTAAAATGTATAATGCTGTTGACAAATTAGGAGCAACAACTTTTAAAGATACTGTCACTGCGGGTTCTTCAGGACAAATTATTCTTAGAACAAATGGTGCTGTTACTGCTACAACATTTACAGGTGATGGTTCAAATTTAAGTGGAGTTGAACCTTTTCCTTCTGGAACAAAACAAGTTTTCTATCAAGCGTCTGCTCCAACAGGTTGGACACAAGACACTGCTGCTGCATTATCAGAATCTGTAATGTCAGTTGTCACGGGTTCAGGTGGAGGCACTGGTGGTTCTACTGCATACTTCTCTTCTTTCTTAGCTACGACTAATAAAGCTGGAACAGATACAGCAACTGTTACAGGTTCTGTTGCAGGTACTGTTGGTTCAACAACTCTATCTACTCCAACAATAGCTTCTCATACACATAGTATTTACTCATTTAATCCTGGTCCTAATAATAATCCAAACCTTTCAAGAAATATAATATGCTATAGTACAGGTCGACCTCAATCAAATCTTGTGGAGGTTCCTAATGTGGTTTATCCTGCAGGTGGTGGTGGTGGTCACTCTCACCCTTTTAATGGATCTTTATCAAGTGCAACTGCTGATGTCTCAGTAACTGTACCTGCTGCAAACGTTAAATATGCAAACGTAATTATAGCCGCCAAAGATTAATGCCCATATTCGACCCTGACGGTAAATGTCCGTTACTCAACAAAAAATGTATTAAACATCAATGTGTTTGGTATAACATGCTTCAAGGCAAACACCCTCAAACAGGTTTGGATGTGCAAGAGTGGGGATGTTCTATAGCTTGGCTTCCTTTACTTCTTGTAGAAAATTCAGCAAAAACGGCAGGAGTTCAAGCAGCAACTGAATCTTTTAGAAATGAAATGGTAAAAGGTCAAAATGTAATGAATAATATTTTAGCTGCTCAACCTCAAACAAGAAAAGAAATGAAAACTATAAGTAGTTTATTTGGCAAAATAGGTGATCATCAAAAGGCAATAGAAGAAAATAATCCAGAGGGTGAAGACGAAAGCATTAGACAATTGAGTAATAATAAGATAAAAGTAAAGAAGGAAAAAAAGGTAAAAAAAGATGGCAACAACCGTAAACAACACAACCGTAAATAGTAGAATTACTATAATTTTTGACTCTGGAGGAGTATTAGATGGTGATGGGCCCGCTAAAGGCACAGGTAACACTGAATCCGATGTTTACCTCGATAGTAAAGTACACTTAAATGTAAGATCTCATACTGAAATAAATTCTGGTATTCATGCTTTACAGTGGGATGCTACGACAAACACAGGTGAAATTGAGTACACAAATAATAATGACAACCTTGCAATATCCTCCTTTCCTCAGTGGGCAACAAATGTTGTAATAAGATGTGAAGCAAATGATACTTATACAACAACATACGAGGGTCATGCTGATGCTCACGCAGAAGATGATTCCGCAGCGGTGACAGCAGCAACTACAGCTAGGAATAACTACCTATCTGCACACAGTATTACTTACTAAATTTTCTGTGTATAAATAAAAAATGAAAGAATATATTTTAGAAGTCAAAAAAATAATACCTCAAAAACTTTGTAAAAAAATAATTCATTATTTTGATAATGATTATGGTGAAGCCGGAACTGTTGGAAGTGGTGTTAATAAAGATATAAGAAATTGTTTAACTCGATCTATATTGGAAACAAAATCTTTTGGTGAAAAGATTTGTTCAAATTTAGCTAAAGAAAAAATATTTGAGTGTGTAAGTCATTATAAAAATAAACATAGCGTTGAAATCGAAAAAATATCACAACTAGATATTCTACGATATGACACAAATAAACACAAAGCAGGATATAATTTTCATAATGATTTTGGACACAATGTTAATGAGAGACATTTGTCTATCTCTATTTGTTTAAGCAATGATTATGAAGGAGGAGAATTTGTTTTTGATTTACCTTCTGAACAGTATGTTATTCCTCAAAATGTTGGTGACGCAGTTATTTTTCCATCCAATTTTATGTTTCCTCATCAAGTAAATAAAATAACAAAAGGCACACGGTACGCTTTAATAGGATGGGTTATATAATGCAACCAATATTTATTCAAGAATTTTTACCAAAACAAATTTTAAATTTAACTTATACCTATTCAATATTAAAATTTTCTAATCAAAAAAAGTTTAATGCAGACCCACAAACCAATTCTTTAATTAGTGAATATGGTGATTATTTAATGGAAACTTTAATGGATATTAGCACTCCTATTATAGAACAAAATGTTGGAAAAAAATTATGGCCAACATATTCTTTCTTTAGAATTTATGACAAAGGCTCAGATTTAAAAATACATAAAGATAGAGCATCTTGTGAATATACGGTGGCTTTATGTTTAGGT